GCACATACCCAAACTGCAAGGCCCTCCCGGGAAGAGAGATGAACCATTCTTGAAGAACGCTAAGAAGATGGCGGACGTGTGTCACCAGATACCACCGCGTCTGCTACGGCGCGCCCAACGGCGCATCATAGCACGGCTGAGTGAGCATCTGGAAGGCGGCTACCCTCTGCGGACATGGCGGTTCGCGACGCGAGGTGGAAGTGTTGCTGGAGTGGAACCCATCGAAATGAGCACCTCCGCAGGACATCCTTACCGCACGAGCGGTTGGCGTGGCCCGCGTGAAAAGAGTGAGCTCTTCGTTGGACCAGACGGAAAAAAGGAACCTGGCCCTCTGTTGCGAACGCAGATTTTCAACTTTCTGCGGGACATCATGGACGGAACCTTCGATCCGAAGGACCACCCCTTCATTGACACTCTCAAAGACGAGACGCGGCCAATGAATGACGAAGGCGTTATCAAGGATGCTCGAGTCTTCCAAGTTGGTGGCTTAGTTCCGAATCTCGGACTTCGCCTCTGCTACGGAGACTTCATCGGGGATGTGAAATTACATCACCACACCCTTCCCATCAAAATCGGGATTAACGCCCACGACGACGAGGCCTGGACACGGCTCGCGCGATTCCTACGAATGCATGTTGAGAAGAAGAAGTCCCACAATCCAGTGGAAAGCCCGCAAGAGGACGTACCAACGTACATTGCGGGAGACTTCTCCAACTTCGATAAGATGCTTTCGGCTCAGCTGCTTCGTGCAGCTTTCGCGATCATGGACCACTTCTACGCGGAGTGTCGCCGTGATGCGCGGGGTGATATCTACCCTGAGGACCGCCTGGCTTGGCAGCTCGACGCAGCAATGCGGAAAGCTCTCCAAGACTGGGTGATCAACAGCGTACACCTGAGTCAAGGTTTCGCGTACACAACGGATCACGGAAACCCCTCTGGCAATGTTTGCACTACCATTCTGAACAGCCTCTGTAACTGGCTTCTGACCGAGTGCTGCCTTAACACCCTCGCCCCTGAGGCGGAGGAAGAAAGTGCAGCTCGCGGAGACGAGGTCATTCAAGGAGTGAAGTACGAGAGCGCGAATTTCGGCGACGATGTAGTCATCTACAACGGCGGCGATAAGCGCATCAATCAACACTCCATGGCTGAACAGTTTGCTAAGTGGAACATCAAGTTCACGTCAGCACAAAAGACGCAGGCGGCTGAACCACTGTTGATGTCGCATCAGGTGGAGTTCTTGAAAAGGAGCTTTGTTCGATGCGGCCATATGTTTGTCGGCCCCTTGCGTCTCGAGTCTATCGAGAACATGATGTACTTCTGTCAAAAGAAGCACTTTGCCAACCCGGAAGTGATGTCGCAGTTGCTTCGGTCGTTCGCGACCGAACTGGCGTTCTACAATGAGGGGTTGTACGACTCGTACATGGCGAAACTTCGCATGTGCTTGAATGACTACAACTCCTCTCAGTTCGCCCAACCGTCACTGCGACGGATCCGACTGCCCTCTTGGGCCGAGGCTTGGTCTTGGCGAGAGGGTGAGGCGAAGAAGGGAGCAACCTTCATCGCGTGAACGGAG